GCTAAATACAATCAAGACGTACCTATAAGCGACAATAGAGATTTTACGCAAGAAGCACTAGAGGAATTGCTAGATGCTTGCGTATATTTGTCCGCTCAAATATTAAGGATAAAAAAGAAGGCGTAACATTGGAACTGTCTTATACTGTAGCAGAACGTGAAGATTTAATGAAAAGAATGTACTTAGATATATTCTTTTTTGCCAAATTTATATTAGGTGACCCAGAGCTTCCGATGCATTACCATATCAGAAGCAAATCCCCAGAGTTCCATAAAGAGATTGTATCTAAACTGCTCAATTTAGAGGTAGGTTCAAAATTAGCGGTAGTTGCACCTCGTGGTCACGCCAAGTCAACCTTAATAAATTTAGTCTATCCATTGCATCGTATTCTGTTTGATGAAGAAAAATTTATTCTTTTAATATCAGAATCAGAAAAGCAATCAAAATTCTACCTAGAAACTATTGGGAATGAAATAGAGTACAATGAAAAGCTACAGTATTTTTTTGGAGACAGAAAAGGTAGGAATTGGGGTAAGGAAGAAAAAGAATTTATAGCTGGCTTTGACGAAAATGGTATACCAAATAGTTATTGTAAAGTTTTAATCCGCGGTACGGGACAGAAAGTTCGTGGACTGAAGTATGGAGCCTACAGACCTACGCTGACGGTAATAGATGATGGTGAGGGCGAAAGGAATACAGCAACGCAAACATTGCGCGACCAATTCAGACAGTGGCTTAACGGTGCCGTTATTGCTGGGTCTGGTGATTCTAAACTTATATTTATAGGTACAGTTGTAGACGAAGAATCTTATTTAAATAGGATTGCAGGTCATTTGGCTTACGATAAAAACGGTAAACGTAAAATTAAGGGTTGGGACAGTTTATTTTACCAAGCTATTTTACAAGATAACCCTATCGGACAGTTTTCTGCAAGTGGTAAAGAAATATTAGACAAAAATGGTAAACCTAAAGTCTTGTGGGAAGACTACAGACCGTACGACTGGCTGATTGCCGAGCGCGACAGATTAGTATCTGAAGGTGATGTAGCTTATTTTTACCAAGAATACCAGAATATACCTATGGATGACAGTTTCCGGGTGTTTAAAAAAGAAAACATCAACTATTGGTCTGGACATTTTAAGAATAGCGATGATTTTTCTATTATCATACGAGATGTAGAAGACGAAACTTGGGAAATACCTGTAAATGTGTTTATTGGCGTTGACCCGGCTTCAAGTGAAAACATAAAAGCTGATTTTTCTGTTATTATGGTTATAGGTGTGGATACTGAGAATAATATTTATGTAATTGACTATCATCGAGGTCAAATGGCTCCAATGGCTTTAGCTGATAAGTTAACCGAAATGATAGAACATTACAAGCCAAAACTTGTAAACATAGAAGAAACTGGGCATGTTATGCTTTCAGATTATATGATGAGAGAATCTAAGCGTACTGGAAAATTTTATAACGTAATGCCTAAAAAGGCAATCAAGAGTAAGTACTATAGGATAAAACAATTGCAACCTTATTTTGCAAGTAATGCTATGTGTATAAAGGATGAACATTGGGAATTGGAGCAGGAGCTTTTGAATTTCAAAGAACATGGAAGTTTTAAGAAAGACACTTTAGATGCCTTGAGATGGGCAATCGACGACATCTATGCACCTAGACATGGATATGATGAAGACGGTTCGCCTCACAGAGGGTATACCCCGTTTAAAGGTATTGACTGGGAAACGGGTCAAAGTGTATTTGCATAGTATAGATAACAATGATTAATATGTGGTAGCATGATAAATTTAAAAAACATCAAACTTGATGACTTATCCGCGTCTGACATTAGTGACGAGTACGTTTACTATCAGTCTTCAGCGGACGAACATAAGTATCAAATGGCAGAAGACGAAGAGTTTTATTTAGGATTACAATTAACAAGAGCGCAAAAAGATTACTTAGTAAGTGTTGGTCAGCCGCCCGAAGCTAACAATAAGATTAGACCGGCTGTAGAGCAGGTATTGTCAAATGTTGCAGGTTCTAGTCCAGAATGGGATGTTAGACCTACAGGCAAGACAGATTCTGAAGTTGCATTTGTATATAATAAATTATTAGATAAAATCTGGTACGACTCAGACGGAGACAGACACTTCAGGACTATTGTAAAAGATTATACAGTCAAAGGTCTTGGTTTTATGTATGTATATCCAGATTGGCAGGCTGAACAAGGCAGAGGTGGCGTTAAGATAAAAAGAGTAGCCCCTGAAAATGTCTATGTTGACCCAAATTCAACAGACCCTTTCTTTAGAGATGCCTCTTCTATTATACTGTCAGATACTAGCACAAAAACTTCTATGAAAGTAATGTTCCCAGAACATGCCGATGAAATAGAAGACGCTCATGAAGACTATAGGGATGATGAATACCCTACCTCTAAATATAATAGAGATGATATAATAAGAAGAAGTGACGTAAATGATGCTAGGCAAGGAAAGGTAAGAAGGTATATACGCTGGTCCAAGGTAAGTGAGGAGCAGATTCTTTTGACCGACAAGCTTACAAGCAGGCAAAAAAGTTTTAATAAAAAAGAATACGACGAGTTTAAAGGTACTAAGAGATACAAGGCTTATATTGTCGAGAATCAAGTAGAAGAAGAAAAGATATATATTACAAGAGTAAGAGAAAGTTTCGTTATAGGCGACGTAATGATATATGATATTGTCTTACCCTTAGAAGACTATCCTATTGTTCCTTCTTGCAATGAGCATAATGGGAACCCATACCCCGCTGGCGATGTTAGACATGCAAAAACCCCACAAAGAATGTTAAATAGAACCGAGGCATTGCTTATCTCTCACGCCACGAGTACGGCTAGTTTTAAATTAATCTATGAAGACGGAGCAATTGACCCTGAAGAGCTTGAAAAGTGGTTTGTACCTAACGCTATTATCAGAGCTAACCCGTCAGCCTTAAGAGAAGGTAAGATTAAAGAACTATCTCCTCCGGCTATTAGCTCTCAGCTGTATCTAGAAAAACAAAGATATGAAACAGATATAGAAACCGTCTTTGGTGCTTACAAATTCCAACAAGGAAACCCAGCTGGAGCAGTCGGAACCTTTGGCGAAGCAAGGATATTGGACGAGTCTTCTTCTAGGAAGCAAAATTGGAAAATACTACCAACGTACGATATGCTTACACACATTGGCAGGATTGTATCAAAGTACATACCTTACGTTTACGATAAGGAAAGAATACTTAGAGTTATAAATCCATTAGGTATTGAAAAAGAATTAAAGATTAATGTGCCTGTTATAAATGATTATACGATGGCAATTGAAAGAATGTATGACGTTACAACAGCCGAAGTAGATATAAGGGTTGTAATAGGAAGTACTCGCTCAAAAAGTCCTACAGCTGACTTGGCTAAAGATATACAACTGTTACAAGTCGGTATCTATGACAAGACTCAGGTAATCATGGGCTTACAGGGCGATGTAGATAAAGCTGCGTTGATTTCTAGGATGAGCGAAATAGAACAATTAAGGTCTCAGAATCAACAACTGTCACAGCAATTACAAAGTGTAAACGGAGATTTGCAAACTAGAGAAAGAGAACTGTTCCATTCTAAAATGCGAGCAGAAGTCTCTGAAGCTACAAAACCCGTGCAACAGGCTGTAAGTAACTTAAGGGCAACAGCGAAGAACGAGGAAAGAAAACAGAAAGAGATGACAGATAGAACAGCTATTGATTTAGCTGATTTAAGAAGTACGGTTAACTCAGAAGACACGGCTCCTAATCCATTTGAAGAACAAGTTGGATTAGGATAACCAAACAAAAGGAGCATCGAATGTCTAAAAATACGACAAACACACAGGAACCTAAAGAAGATAACTTGATAGGCATGTTAAATACATTTAACGAAGGTCCGTCTAGCTCTAAAGAGGCAAATGTGAAAAACGAAATAGAATCTAAAGCAGAAGAAACCGTTGAGCTTTCGGAAGTAGAACAAGAAGAGATAACTCAAAAGGAAGAAACAGCCGTAGAAGAAGTTAAAAGATGGCTTATTGATAATAAGTTTGAAGATACTGAAGAAGGTCGAGGTAAGCTTGCTGATGCATATAAGAATATACAAAGTGCAAAAGATAAAGCTGAAGGCGAACTTCGTGATAAAAGTTCAAAATACGAAAAGCTCGACGTAATTGACTCTTGGTTGCAAAAAAACCCCAATATTGTAGAGAAATTGCAAGTAGAAGCCGATAAACAAGAAGCTGGTGGCTCTCCTCAAAAGCCGGAAGACTATGAAATACTAGAAGAAGCTAGCGATGGCTCTTCTTCCCAAGTCTGGCGAGCGGAGTATGACCAATGGCTAATTGACCAAGGCGCTCAAAAAGCAATGAATCAATTTGAAGGTGTAAGGCAAAAAGAGAGTCAAGTTAAAGCGCACGAAGCTGAAGTAGGCGAACTTAAATCGTTAGGTATGACGGACGAAGAAATACAATCATACTATGGTTTTATGAAAAGTCCTGAGAATGTAACAACTTCTAATATGGTTAAGGTGTGGAAGGTTCTGAATGAAAAACAAGAAAATGCAAGTTCTCCTTCAGAAAAAGAAAAAGCTAGTCAGGGTAAGGTTCTCGAAATGGAAAGAGTACAAAGTGGCGCTTCGGTTGAAGGCAACCGTACTCCTGTTAAGAAATCTGCCGATAAAGAATTAGATGACTTTATGAAGGGAATATTGCAATTTAGCAAAAAATAACCCTAAATAAAAGGAGTATGTCAAATGGCATATACATATGGAGCCGGAACCGCTGGACAATTCAGCGACGGCACACAAAGACAAGTACTCGAATTAGGTCCAAAGATTTATTATTACAATGAATCTGTAACACCTTTGCTATCTATTTCAGGTCGTGCAGGCACAGTAGGAACTCCTGTACCGATTTTTGAATGGATGGAAGACGAGTATTTCATTAAAAGAAGCGTAAAGACCAATGTAGTGAGTACGGACGTATCCGATACTGCAACTGGTGGTATTAACGGACATAATTCAGTTGTAACATTTCGCAGACAAGCTCAAATGGAAGCTTTTGAAGTCGGTGGAATTTACGCTGCATCTATCGCTGGTGGCTCTGCTGCTATTCATTCGCCTATTACGCATTTTTTATGCGTAGCTACTGGCAAGGATGTTAACCTAGCATCCCCTACCGATAGAGACGTGCAGTTCATTGGAATGCATATTAAATCAGGTGACGCAACTGTCTACGTAGTAGAGCAAGTTGCTGATGGTACCGATATGATTACAGCCGATGCTGCTGGCGTTATCACACTGACTTACGTTGCTACTGCTGGACAGTACGGAACGACGGTTAATTACGCCTCACAAGGTCTATTCCAAGTTGAAGCAAGTTTTGTTGATGACAACGAATTTGCAGTAGCTGGTGGTAATGGAGTTTACGCTGAAGGTGCCGCTGTTGGTTCTGAGACTCGTAAAAAAGTTCGTCGTTTAAAGAATTGTACGCAAATCTTTCGCGAGCCTTACACGATTACTCGTACTGCTAGAGTATCTGACCAATACGGTGGACCGGAACTTGCAAGACTGCAAGCCCGTAAACTTGCTCAGATTAAAGCTAACGTAGAATACGCTATGCTTTTTAATGGCGCAATCAGTTTAGACGCTAGCTCTGCTAACCCTAAAAGGACCTTTGCTGGTCTAGGTGTAGGCGGAACAGTTGGTGTTATCCAAACTAACAATGGTGATATTGATTCATCCTTGACGCTGGCTAACTCAGGTGGAACCCTTGCACAGTTTGACGCTGTTGTTGAACACATTTTCCAAGATACTATCGACGGTTCTATGGAAAAAACAGTTTTTGCATCCAATAAATGGTTGCTCAAGCTTACAGCAATGGTTAGAGCTAACGGTTCAAGTCAGCTTAACGCTATGATGGGTGAAGAAGAACGCGCTGGATTAAGAGTAATGAGTTACATGGGACCAGTCGGTACATTGAACTTCGTTCCTCATCCTTTCATGAAAGGCGCTTACGAAGACTACGCAGTAGCTGTTGACTTTAACAATTTTGACGCTCGTATCTTAGCCGAATCTGACTTTCAGCTTCGCAGAGATATCGTTCAAGATGGTAGTGACGGTCAAACAGACGAATGGTTAGTTGAAGCAGGTGCTGAAATTCGCCAAGAACAAACTCATGCAATCATGAAGCTTACCTAAATAAGCAGTTTAAATGGGGGCAATTAAATTTGCCCCCTTTTACTCAAGAGTCTAATATGAATGAGCAAGAAAAAAATAAACTAAAAAAATATAGATTATCTGGTTTAAATAAACCAAAGAGAACCCCTAGTCATGCCACGAAAAAAGCCATTGTAGCTGTTCGGTGTGATAGTGGAATAAAAATTATTCGATTTGGTGACCAGAAAATGGGTCACAATTACAGTGCAGAAGCAAGGAAGAGCTTTAAGGCTCGGCATGGAAAGAATATTAAAAAAGGACCATGCTCTGCTGCGTATTGGTCAAACAAAGAATTTTGGGCAGGAAAAGGTGGAAGCACAAAAAGTCCCCCTAAGTCACAAAAGCATGTAAAAGGTATAAGGAGAAGTAAAGCGTAATGAGATATCAAGAAGCGTATGAAATGATTGAAGCCGGCTTAAGCAAGGCAGAACTAGGCTTTCCAATTACGGAACCTTTGATTGCTAGCTTTTTTGATAATAAAGTGCAAGAAGTTGGAACTAGAGTTGTTAGAAAAAGAAATTCCCAAACTTTCTCTACAGGAACTACAAATATTTTTACTTTAAGTAACGAAGACGCTAGTATGCGCGTTTACAAGGTAGCCTTAGTTGGAAGCAATGACAGTAGAGCTGTACCATTCGTTAGTGAAAAAAGATACGAGGAAGGGGCTGACGCAAATACTATTCAGAATATTGGATATTTTGTTAGCGAAGAAAATTCAAGTACCGGGGTAATCTCAGCGGCAACAAGTGCTAACCCTATCGTAGTAACAACAACATCGGCTCACGGCTTAGAGACTGGGGATAAAGTAAAGATTACTGGAATAGTTGGATTGCTCACTAGTGCCGGGGCAAAAAGTGCAGTTAATGATGTTGTACACACTGTTACCGTGGCGAGTACTACTACATTTAGCATTTCCGTAAAAGGAGCTACATACTCAGTAGCTTACGGTAGCGCTGGAGCTTGGACTTCAAAAGGAATCAAGCTAACCTTGACTAAGGTACCTGACTCTGGAAGTTCATTAAAAGTTTATTACTACTCAAACCCTATGACGAAAAACGCGATTACAGACGGGGTTGATTTACCCGCTCAACTTATACCAGCCTGCGTACATTACGCATTAGCACACTTTCTATTTTTAGACAGTCAGATGCAAATCGGCAGTGGTCATTACGGGTTAGCTGAAAAGCTGGAAAAAGAATTTATAGAAACAAGGAATACAAGAGAAGCTAAACCGGACATCATACCACCACCATTACAGGATTTTATATTTTAATGAGTACATTTAAAACAAGAATAGAAGATTACGTTGGGGCGGTTGGCGATGACACTTTCTTAGGTGACGCGCTTACTGATACAGCATCTGAAATTATAAGGGCAATGCCTATAGATAAGATTAAAGGCTTTACGCAAGAAAGTGGAGATATAACAGATAACTCTACGAATATTGCTAACCATAGAATAGTTAGTGTCATGAGGGAGCGCGGGACGGATAACGAATATGTTGAATGCAGAGAACTTTCCGTGAAGTATTTTAGGAAAGCGCAAGATTCTACTAGCATGTTTTCGGCTAGCGTGGAATCTCCTGTATATATTATTAAAAATAGTTCTATTTATGTTTTTCCAACCCCCGGAGCAAGCCCCAATGCCTTTAGGGTTGAAAGCGTTGTGTTTCCAACTGTAGTTGCAAGCGCTACTGACATTACCGATACTCCAGACTCTTTCCCTGACAGTATAGAAGACATAGTTGTCGTTGGTGCTAGCGCAAAAGCGTGTCAATATTTAATGGCAAGAGTAAAAGATTCTATGCCCTCTGAGCCTGTGTTGGTGTTAAGCGATATTTCAGTTCCTTCTACACCTAGCGACCCAACTATAAGTTATTCTAATGCTTCTACGGGAGATACGGTTGGTGTGGCTCAAGATGTACCGTCTGGTAACGTAGCGCCGACTGACGCAGCCGGGGTTGACTTAGCGGCAGCTCCTACCAATGCAGTTAGCGTAGCTTCGACTGGAAGTGTTCTTTCCGCTTACACCAGACCAACTGTTACAGGAAGTGAAAGTACCCCAGCTAGTAACACTCTCACTTTAATGACGGCGGGAGCTGCTGGTAATGCTGCTAATAAGATAGATTTCGACACATTTTGGGATGTGCTAGCAGATTATATAGAAGACGAAGAAGATGCTGAATTGGCTGGACTCCAAATAACTAAAATAAGGACTTATATAGAAGCGTTTAATTCAGAAGTGGCTTCGGCTAGGAATGCGATGCAAGCGCTTACTGAAGACGCTAGAAACGTGACTCAAGCGAGCATAGCCAGTAAGGGGGATGATGTAAGGGCTTCTATTGCAAACGCCTCTAATGATGTTTCAATTAAAGCTTCGTCAATTTCAAGTGTGACTAGCGCTTCTATCGCTAACGCGTCTAATGATGTTAATGTTGCCATATCCAAGATGAATCAAAGCACAGGAGCCGCTATCTCTAAAATGAGAGAGAGTACAAATGTCAATGTATCTAATGCGGCTAAAACTTTAGAAGCATCAATACAGGATTATAATTCCGAAATAAGTAAATTTGGTACAGAGATACAAAGGTACTCAGCTGAAGTAAATTCTGCTATAAATGAATATTCAAACGACATTCAGAAATATTCTGTTCAAGTAGATAGGTACACTAAAGAGTACTCTTGGTATCAAGACCAGTATGTTAGACTTGAGGCAAAATTTAAAGAATCATTGCAAGTCTTGATTGCTAATTAATGCCTAATAAAAAAATTGTGACAAGAGTTATGGTTCATCCAACTGAATACGTTACTGCTCAAGCTCGCTATTACAATGATAGCGACATAGGGAGGCGATTGTCTGGCAAAAATACCATAGACATTGCAGATAGTCAGCATTCTAGTTTTTTTTCTAGCAATAAAGAGATAACTTCCACTGGTGCTATTTTAAATACAGGCGGAGTTACAATAATTTACATCATGATAAAGAATAAAACAGGCAATGACGCTTTTTTAGCTCTTGACGGTAGCAATTATAAGACTAAAATTTCTAAGAACGACGTTTTTTCAACAGAGGTAAACTCTATTTCGTCAGCTAATATTAAAATGAAGACTAGTTCGGGGACAGAGACAACTAATATAGAATATATAGTAGCACAATGAGTGCCGTAGCAAGAAGAGTTCAGTACAATACTCAGGTAATACCTTATAATCTAAATTCGGTAACACCTACTAGTATAGTATTTGAAGAGTTTACACAAAGCTATGGAGCGACTACAGAGAATGTTATTGACTCTGATGTTAAAAAATCTTATGGATGCTCTAGCTTTATAGATATAACATCTAATCAGGTGGATGATAAGTGGTATAATGTTTCTAAAAATTGGAATAATTCTCACGAAACGTGGAATTTAATTACTGATAAAAAATGGGAACTGGGAGAAGGATTGACTACCTCTGGGGAGCAATTAAACACCTCTAGCACGGCTCTAGTTTTTGCTTACTTTAAAAACTCTGGCTCTAACGCAATATTGCTAAGCAATGATAGTGGTTCTAATTATTTATTTAAGCTGTCTGTTGGTAATGCTTTATATTTTAAGGCGGACAGTATAGCGGTAAACACAATTTACGCTAAGTCTGCTAGCGGAACTAGCTCACTTGAATATGTACTGGGGATTTAATGCCTAAAAAAAGCTTTACTATAAATAAATTTAATGGTGGGATAAACAATAATTCTTTGCCTAGAGACATAGACCCTGACGAGCTAGTCGATTGCAATAATTATATGGTCGATGAAGTCGGTTCTATTAGAACTATGGGCAATTTTTCTACTACGCAGGTAGCGGCTTCTGTGGTGAGCAATTACACGCCTATGGCGAATTATAATCTATACGCGTATTCAACTGATTACGATGAAGATTCCGGGTTGGTTTCAACTGATTGGATTGTATATGCTAGTGCAAACGCGTCGGATGGTATGCAGATAATTGAAGAAGCAACCTCTGCGGAAGAGTTTGAAGGAGTCCTTGTTACAGGCTCTACTACAGCTGGTACTAAAATAATATTCCATAATGTAGACGGAAGGCTGTATGTAAACGATTCTACTTTTACAAATGCTTCTACTAATCAGGTGAGAGAATTTATAACAGCAGTGTATCATCCATACTCAGAAGCTACCGGAGCAACGAGGACTATAGCTGCTTGGACTGATTATAGCAACATAACAACAGCCCCAACTCAAAGGGCTAACCTTACTTTTGAAGATGACCCGGCATCAGCTGGAAGCATCGAACAGGTCGCCGTACGGGTAGACGGGGCTGGAACGGGAACTTGGAATATTACAAATTCAAATGTTAACGGAGTAAATTTTGATTTATTTTACTCTTACGTTCTAAGGGATGGCTCTGAAACTGCGTTAAAAGTTTACACTAAAAATAACTTCGGTAATGACCCTAATTGTCAATTAACATTTACGCTTTGGTATTTGCATCTTGCAAACCATAGCGCTATTAGCACGGTTATACCAAACAAATATAAGGGAATTAGAATATACTGGAAGCAGTACGATACGATATATGACCAAAACCATCAGCTTTTGTTAGATATTGATTTTGAAAAAGGATATAAAGTAGGGACTTCGACGTACTATACGCAAGACTATGAGCCATTTACAGACGAGGATACTATTGGAAACGTATCAGGGGACACTCTAGACTCGCAAGCGATAGTTGGACCTTTTGCTAACCCTTCAGACTTGGCGAGTGTAACTTACGAAGTACTGAACGGAGTTACACCTTCTGATTTAATAGGAGCTTATAGATACAAAACTTCTGTAGTTGCAAACAGGCGGGTTTATTTAGGTAATGTTAAATACGATAATAAAGTATTTGGAGACAGGATACTCAAATCAAAAGTAAATAAATTTTCTATGTTTTCAGATAAAGACGTTGTTGACGTGACTGTCAACGACGGAGATGAAATAACGGCTTTAGAATCTTACGGTGACAGACTGTTAGAGTTTAAGAAAAGCAAATTACACATTATAAATATAGCTAAAGAGTTTGAGTTTTTAGAAGATACTTTTATAGGGAAGGGTTGCGAGGGACCTTTTTCTGTTGCTAAAACAGATTATGGAGTTGCTTGGGTAAACGAACACGGTTGTTACCTTTACGACGGCAGACAAGTAAGAGATTTGTTAGAAGAAAAAAATGGAAAACTAATTAAAGATTCAACTTGGGAAACCTTTGTTAGCACGGGAGCTACTATCGGGTATTCTCCTAAAAATAGATTGCTTATAGTTTTTTCAACATCTGCGGCTGCTAAACTTATGTATTTATATCATATACCAACTGGTAGCTGGACAAGAGGGGATGCTAGCACGACTGATGTAAAGTCAAATTTTATAGTTACTAAAGATAATAGGCTAGCTGTGCTTGATAAGGCTAATTCTGGAAACACAATAAGCGCTTTAATTCGGAGTTGGAATAACACCTCTCAAGACCACGCAGGCTCTATTCTTGTTATTAGGGATATAGACTTTGGTAACCCCTCTTCAAAAAAGCATATTAAAAAAATTGTATTGTCTTATCGGATGGTAGACGGCTTTTCAAGTGCAAGTTTTCCTGCTTTGACATACGACTTAAATGGCGGCACTACCTTAACTTCTTCTTTTGTTTCACATGATAGCTATGTCAATGCAGATTTTGCAGGAGTCGAGTTTATTCCTAGCGCAGCCATAACAGATGCGTATTCTATTTCTTTAAAGTTCAGCGGTGCTGTAGATAGTACTTTTATAATTAACGATATATCAATAATTTACAGGGAAAAATCGGTACGATAATGGCTATGAACAGGGAAGAGCGAATATCTAGAACTCAAAGACAGGAAGACATTGCTGTCGGCATTGGCGCTCCAGCTATTACCGAAATGCAAGACTCTGTTCCTATGTTTAGGAAAGTAGGAGCCAATGTTAATCTGTATATTAAAATTGGCAACCAATTGTATCAATCAACTTTAACACCAGCAGGTTAATAGAATGGCAGTAACATCGAGAGCTAGAAGACTAGCAACAGCAAGTGGTAATATTTATAAGACTGAAAGAATGTCAGATGTATTAGTAAAAAGAGCTATTATTGAAGGTAAGATAAAAGCGGAAAACTTTGAACAAAAAAAAGAGTCTATAAGCAAGGTCCTTAAGGCAACGGGCAAAGCTTTTGAGTTTAAGCAGGATATGAATACTGCCCGTAGGGGTGGATTTGAAGGCGGTATTTTCAAGTACTTGTCTAGTCCTGATGAAGTCGCGAAGGCAAATATTAAAGCTAATGAAGCTATGGAAATGGGTGAAAATTATTATTACAATAGTTCAACAGGAGAATTTGAGGAAGCCATAGAAGCTGACGATGTCAGTCTGACCGTTGACTCTGGAAGTAAAAGAAAAGCAGCTTGGAAAAGAAGGACGAGCGATGAAGGGTATCTGAACAGGATGCGCAAAGCCACTCAAGAGGCTCTCGGCGCTTCGTCGGGTCTTGTAACAAACGAAAACTTTAGTGCTGCGGCGAACGCTGGACCGGGGAGCTTTGAGAGTCTCGAAGACCTTAAAGCTAATGGTAGCTATGTCAATAAAGATTTTGTAAGGATTTATACTGGAGAAGAAGAACAGTCTAGGGATGGAATATTAGGAAATATAATGTCTGAACTAAGAGGAGGGAATAACCGGTAATGTCAAATTTATATTCTATTTTAGCAAAAAAAGGTAGGCTTGGAGATAACGCCCTTCGCTATGTCGGGGGAGAATTATCACATGTAAACTCTCAAGAGGCTGCAATCATCGACAAATATGGGACTAAGGGCGAGGCTTTTGTAGAAGAGTATGGTTCTGGGACTATTAATAGCGAAACAGGATTGAAAGAGTATGGTGTAACAATTGCTGGGACTATTGCGGCTATTAATGCAGGAAAAGCATTATGGGACATTGGTAGTAGTATTTTTGGCGGTAAAAATAAAGAAGACAGAAACAATCGAATGAATGCACTGCTCAATAATCAGGAATACAAATTAAATCAAAGCAGAAGAGATATCGGGGATAGAGAAGAAATTCTATTAGAGCAAGCTTTCGAAGGCGGAGAATTAAGAGAAGAAAATGAATTTGTTTCTTTTTTAAAACAGTCTGAAAATATAAATACAAAATCTGATGAAGCTATTTCCGGAGGAAACCTTGCATTTTCAGGGGGTATTATGGAAGCCTTAAACAAAGAAAGAAATAAAGCATCTACAGATTTCCAAACCGAGATGGAAGCCCAAGACTTAAAACTCGAAAAAGAAACTGGTAATATTCTATCAGAAAGCGCTAGGCTGAATGCTGACATTGACACTGCGCTAATTTCATTAGATACACAAAGAACGCAGTACTCATAATGGCAAATGGAAAAACAAAATCTCAAATATTTTCTCAATATCTTGGCGAAGCGTCTGACGCGGTAACCTCTTTCGTTGAGGATTCTCAAGCAAAACAAAGAATGCAAAGAAGGCTCGCACTTTCAAGGGCAAATTCTTCAGGGAAAGACGAGGCACCTAAATTTACTGATATACTGAAAGAGTATGAGGCAAGAGTATCTCTAGGAAAATTGGAAGAGAAAGAGATGGAAAGAAAAGAATTAGGATTGACCCCGTTGGAGTACGAGAAGTTTAAGACTGGCTATGAAGAAGACGTTAAGACAGGACGGAAAGAGCATAGGACTTTACAGACAACCATAGCAACCGAACAAAGAAAAGCATTTAATGCAAGTTCTGCGAAGGCTAAGAGTAGAGATACTGCGATTGCAATACAAGCCTCTAAGATGGAAAAGTCAAAGATTGACGAGGATATTGCTTCTGGACAGGGGGTTCTGTCGGGAATAGGTCGCGGAAATGTCCCGACTAAGGATACTACAATAGAAACGCATACAGATATACCTATGTACACTAGTCGGGAAGAACAGCCTAAAATTAGTGAAGTTGGGTTTTCTCATAGTTACGACGATATTATTGACCTAGTAAACTCTGGAGAGTTTCAGCAAGAAAACTCTAATATAGTAGCGCTATCGTCCGGAAATAAAATGTATTATATACCTAAAGAAACTTATGATGATTTACGGGACAGGTCCTTTATGGGTCCTAAAACCGGCATATTTGATAGATTGGACGATAGCAACGCTTTAATTATAGACAGGACTACAGGTGAGGCTAATTTAACGATTCCTGTAGCCCAACAGTTAATTTTTCAATATTACAAGAGTCCTTATGGAGGAAAAATAACAGGTCCTTTTAGATTGAAAATTGAAGAAGAAGAAGAAGAGGGAGATGAGATTACAGGGGGACCTCAATCGCTCTCCGGAGGATTTATTGGCAATAACAGTAAAGCTAGTGTGATGAATACTTTAGATTCTAACTCTGGGATTGAGCAGTAATGTCTAAGATTTTTTTTGGAGACGACTTTAAGGATAAGCATACGAATATCCAAGACATAACGCAGCCATTAAATGTCTTAAAAAAGACTACAATAAATTTTGGTTCTAAATTCCCTTACGCTATACAAAAACAGGGGACAGATTTAGATGAAGTTCAAAGGCTTTTCAATGGATTAAAAGTTGAAAATCCATCCACCCTTAATGAGACTCCTGAGTCTAAAGATTTAGAAGCAAGCAAAGACAGAGATAAAATACAGAAAATATATAATGAAACGGGTGGCGACTTAGAAGAGGTTGCTAGCATGTACACATCAGGAGTTAAAACTAATCAGTTAATAAACCCAGAACAAGTTGAACTTAAAGATAAGTATTTTAGAGCAATCGCAGGTGTAGCTTCAAAGGTCGACTTAGCTAAAACAGTTGAGAGGCAATCATCTGATATTGGCTCTGCTGTTATAAAAGAAGCTAATAGGTTAAAGTCCGGAGATGAGCTTTTTAAGGATATATCTGAAGACATTATTTTCAGACCAGAAATAGCAGAGACCGCTATACGGGAAAGCACTAAAACTCCAGAGACTCTTTCAATTAATTTAAACGATTTAAATAATGATGCTACAGTGTCTGGGCTTTTAGAACTTTCAAAATCAGATATTCCCTTTCATTATGCCGGAGACTTTTCGTTTTTTCCAAATTACCAAGCTGAAGTAGAACTCTCTGAATTAAAAAATAACTACAATTTCACCCAAGCCCCTGAAAGCACTGGATTTTTAAGAGACATGCAAGCCAAGGGGATGGAGATTTTAATTAACGAACAAAACAAACACAACTATGAATCTGGGTTTGAAAGACTTGCAATCGCTTCAATATATCAACTTTCAGATTTTGGAATCGGTCTTAAAGAGCAGGCTGAAAATGTAGCAAATGCTTTTTTTGAAGGAGATTCGGATGCTATACTTACTGAGGTTGGACATGTAGCTAATTTTTTTGCGTTAGCAGCCCCGGAAGCTCTTGGTAATCTATTTGAGTCTACTGGATTATCCCCAATTCCCGGAAGGAATATATTTACAAAGGAAGGTGCAGAGGTAGTAGCCGAAGCAAACAAGACACTACAGGCAGGTCCTTTGACTCCAATATTTGCTATAACCGCTCTTAAGGGTTCGTACAATACTCTCAAAGCAAGTAGCGCCTACTCCGGAGGTAAGCTTTCAGCTGGTAATAAAAAATTTATCGAAAGTTATAACAAATTAAAAATACCAATTGACAGATACGTCGAGTTAGTAAAAACCGCTAATAAACTAGCGAAAGAAGAAATAAACGCTTCAGACGTAGGTCCCCTCGTCAAAAGAATTGCTAGCGAAATAAAAGACCCTAATGCCTTAAGTGTTATATTGAACGCTATAGATAAGAATAAAACTATAACGTCAGAAATGTCAGCAGGCGTATCCTTAAACCCAAAGACAGGTGTTAAAATACCTTTGTCGACTTCAAAGGAAATTCTAAATAAACAAAAAGGACTAGAGCTTCCTATAAGAGTCGCTTTAGATATCGCAGAAACAAAGCTAGATATAGCCTTGCCCGGTAGAGTATCGGAACTTTTATACCAAACTAAGCAAGGTAAAAACGTTTTACAGTATGAGACTGCGGTTAAAGACGTAAAAAGCTTAATTATAAACATTGCAAATACAAAAAAGCTCCTTGAGCATGCAGATTTAACTAAAGTCGAAATACAAAGATATACTGATAGTATGCGAAATGCCAGTGCTTTGCTTGGTGAAAATTTGAAAATAATTGGCACAAACAACCAGTTGACATATTTTAACGCCGGGTTCCCAATGCTAACAAAAAAGCAATTAGCAGAATTTTTATTAACTGCAAAAAATATAGCTAAAGGTACAAAGATTGAAAAAGTCTTTGATAATAAAGTTGTTGATAAAATTGTTCAAATTTCAAAAGAACCATTTGACTATACTCCTTCAAAAATAAAAACACCTCAACAAAAAAGACTCATGGACCAAGCTGTGAGTAATAGCTCTCCAAATAAACAACACAGAGAAATAGTAAAAAGCAATATAATCGAGACTATTGCTAAAAATTTTATAGACGTTGGTTGGGATGTAAATAGGAAATTAGAAAAAATACAAAAATCAACAGGCGGCGAATCGTTGCTAGCTACAAAGGTTAGGATTAGTAAAGAACAGCTAAGAAATACAAGCTCAAAAGCTAGTATGATGATTGAGCTGTACGGTTCAAAACTATTTGAAGGTTTTACTAAAAACCAAGAAGCGACGTTTAACGAGTATGTAAACGTAAGAAGAGTTAACGCTCTATACAGGAGAAAAAAGAAGCAAGTTTTAGAGACTTATCCAAAAGCAATAGAGCTGGCTGAGAATCCAAAATTAAAAAAATATTATAAAGGCAAATTGAAAGAAGCAGAAACTTATATCTCAAACCTTGAAAACGGAGTATTAAATACTTACGTAGTTGATGGCGCTCCTGAGTTATTTTTAAAAAGTTTTGATAAAAAATTATCACAAACATTAAAGCAAAAAGCTGATGTTTATTTTGAGTTTCAAAGAGAATTAGTCGACTTAAGACAAAGGGCTGGTCTTATTACTAAGGAAACTGCTGAAAATTGGAAAGAATTTGATTATACTAAGACTGAGTATATACTGGAAAACAAAGGTAAAAAAGAATACGATTTTAATACTAAAAAGATTACAACTTCAAATAACGGCGTTACAACGATGAAGAGTGGAGATGTAGGCTTTGTTGAAACAAACTACTTTGAATTTTTGCAAGATAATGTAAATAACACAGTCAATCACATGAATCGAAACAAGGCTAATTTAAGCCTAAAAGAATTACTTGAGTCTAAAGATTTAACAATTAAATATAAGGGCGGAGAGTATCCAACTAAAGGAATTGAAGGAATTGGCTTTATACCTAAAGGTGATAAGTACAATAAAAAATTATATCAAAAAATAGAATACTTTGACAATGGGGTCAAGAAGTCGTTAATTATAGACAATAAATTTGCAGAAGGATGGGTAACTAGTGACCCGTTGATGGCTTTAAATGACTTAAATGTCATATCTAATTTCCTTCTTGTAAAGCCATTAAAATATACGGCTACCGGGAACAGCCCTACTGGCGCTATTACGTTTTTAGCCCTAGATATGGCATCCGTAGCCATGACACAACACAAGCTTTATAGCCCAATCCTCCCTAAGAGGTTGGCTCAGATGACAAAGGACTATGTGGACGTGCTTCCTGATGTTAGGAGA